AATTTTGAGAAGCGTTACATAGAATTGTTTCGTGAACATCCTGGTACTTCAAGGGATAGAAAAGAGTTTAGTAAAAACTGGACTACATTTATTGAAGGTAAAAATTTCGAGAGTCTTGAATTTTGGCCAGGTGGTCCAGAATTAATCAATTATTTAATTAATCATTTCAATGATGTTGAAATTTTAACTTCATCAGGTGGAAGAAAATACCATGATGAGGTAACGAATCAAAAAAAGAAATGGATTAAAGAAAGAAGTTCTCATTTGCCTCCAACATGGAAAGTAAATGTTGTTGCAGGCAGGTCATTAAAGGCGGAGTTTGCCACTCCCGATAGCATACTAATAGATGATACCTTAGATGTTATTGATGCCTTTAACAAAGCAGGCGGAATAGGTATTCATCACAAGGATGTCGGTAATACTATGATGTTGTTGGATATTCTGCTTGAAAAGAACATAAATATATGATATACTATGTTTATGTGGATAAGTCGTTCATACACCGTTAATACTCCGTTATACGAAAGGAAATACTATGAGTAGTTTTGCAAACCTTAAGCGCAATCGTTCTTCTTTGGATAAACTCACCAAAGCGATTGAAGCTTCTACCCAGTCCAATTCTGAGGCTGGTTCAAAAGATGATACAAGAATGTGGCAACCCAGCGTTGACAAGTCTGGTAATGGTATGGCCGTTATTCGGTTCTTACCTGCACCTGCTGTTGATGGTGACGATGCCTTACCTTGGATTCGTGTGTTCTCACATGGTTTCCAGGGACCTGGTGGTTGGTACATTGATAACTGTCTAACAACCTTGAATGAGAAGTGCCCCGTTTGTGAGCACAACAATACATTATGGAATTCTGGTATCGAAGCCAACAAAGATGTAGCTCGTAAGCAGAAGCGTAAGCTTTCTTACATTGCTAATATTCTTGTGATATCTGACCCTAGCAATCCCGAAAATGAAGGTCAAATCAAACTGTTCAAGTTTGGTAAGAAAATCTTTGACAAGATTACTGAAGCGATGAACCCCGAATTCGCTGATGAAACTCCTGTCAATCCATTTGATATGTGGGAAGGTGCTAACTTCAAACTGAAGATTCGTAATGTTGAAGGTTATCGTAATTATGATAAATCTGAATTTGCAGATAAGTCTGCTCTTTTAGATGGTGATGATGCCAAGTTGGAAGAATTGTGGAAACAAGAGTTTTCTCTCAAAGAGTTTACCGAAAAGAAACAATTCAAACCATACGACCAGTTGAAATCTCGTCTTGATAAAGTCCTTGGTTTTGAGGGTACTGTTGCATCTATCAAAGCTGAAGATGTTGAGTTGAGAAACTTTTCTGAGGAAGAAATTAAAGTCCTCGATAAGTCAACTAGTGTTGATGAGGATTTAGATTACTTTAAATCTCTCGCAAATTAAACTAAAGCTCCTTTCTCAGAACTTAGTTTAGACCCCGCCTTGTGCGGGGTTTTTTATTTACAGAGCAACTGTTCTCAGAACACCTTTGTAGAAATCTTTTTCATATGGTGTTGCCTTAGATACAGAAGCAACCTGAGTCATTCCACCTCCACCATTTTGCATAGTTGGTGCTCTCATAGCAGCCGCAAAAGATGCTAAATCATCAGGAGAGAATAATGGTTTTTCGCCAGCTGCAGCACTAGCTGCATTGACACCAGCTTGAGCTGATGCAACTTGTGTTCTTGCTGTACCGCCAGCTTGAGCAACACTTACACCACCATTAGCAAAGATAGTTTGGCCTATTCGTTTACCTCCAAGAGATGACATTTCGGCCATTTTTTGTTCAAATTTATTTCTACCACCAACATCTTTATAAGCAGCCTCATTGGCAGATGTAAATGAATCTAATCCTTTCGGTACAAGTGCTATATTATCGGCAATTTGTTTTTCAATTCCAGGAATTAATTTTTTGGCATTTTTAGACCAAGGATTATCTGCTGTGCCTGATTTTCCATCTGGACCAGTTATTGCTTGGAATTGATGTGGAGCATTCAATGCTCTTATTATACTAGGACCATCACCGCCAAGTTTTTTGGCTCTATTAAGTATAACAGCACCAACAGCTGCTCTCTCCATTGGATCAGGTCCTGCTTCAGCACCAACGGCTCTTAGAAATGCATCATATTCTTTATCTGAAATTGCTTTACCCAAATAAGCTTCAATTTGCCTTCTAGAACTATCGTCAGAACTAATTGCTGAAGGACTAGTACCACCACTAGTACCTCCACCACCACTTGAACTAGATGCTCTACCTGTTACTGCACCACCTGATGTTTCAGCAAAACCTGAAGGATTTCCCATTGCATCAAAAGTTGGAGTTGGTGATGAAGAAGCGGCATCTTGTGATGCTTTTAATCTGGCCGCATTAACTGCTGGGTTAGCTTCTTGTTCATCTGTACCAGTAAATTCAGTCCACAATTGATATATTGCATAAAGGTCCCAACCCACAAAACCTAATTGTACTAAAGCTACAACCCAACCAGCAATAGGCACTGCTGCTAATCCAGCCATTGCCATTAATTTTACACCAAGTCTAGCAAAAAGTGCGGGTGCTTTTCTTTCAAGGAAGGCCAAAAATCTTCCCCACTTAGATGCAGCTTTTGCTTGTCTGGCTGCTCTTTCTCCAATTTTATCTTCAGCAGACATTAAGAAACCAGGTTTTGCTGGTGCTGCCGCTTTAGGTGTTGGTGTTAAACTTTTCTTTATAGCACTAACGCCAGACACAGCACCAGCAACACCAAGAGCCGTTCCTCCAGCTGCAAGTGCAGTATCAACATTTAATCCTAAACTTTTTTTATCACCACCAACAATTTCTTCATTTGGACTTAAACTTCCTTCAGGTGAAGTGTCTGATTGACCGCCACCAAATAGTGCATCATAACCTTCATACATTCCGTATGCACCCATACCATACAGACCAAGTTTACCTAACATCCCACCGAATTTTCTAGCACGCCCACCTTTTTTATTTGGCCCATTAGGACCACCAGGACCACCAGGAACTCCACCACCAGGAGAACCAGAAGCAAGACCAAATAATTTTTTTGTAGCTGCAGCAACAGCCATGTCAAACATTTTTAAACTACCACGAATCAACAACATGGCACCAACAAAAATTCCAGCACCCATCAATATTTGTTTTTTATAAGATTCACCAAATACAGTTTTAAAAAAATTATCTAATGCGTCATTTACAGATTTTCGAAAATCTGCGTCAGTAAAATATTTACCTAAAGCATTTAAAAATGCTGCAATTAAACCACCTTTAATTAATGCACCAACCAAAGTATCAATAATACCACCAATACCACCTTTGAAAAATCCTAAAATGGTTGATAAAAAACCACCATCATCTTTTTTAGCTGTACCATCTGAAGATACTTGTGATGGTTTTCTACCAAATTGTCTTTCATATTCATCTTCACGTTTTTTGGAATCTGCCCAAAACATATCTGTTTTGTTTCTGTTTGCTTGGCCACCAAGAAGTTTAACCATTCTAACAATGTTTAATTTCACAATATTCATATCTCTGGCCATCATTGGAATAGACAGAGTATTTTTTGCTGTAATCTTAGTGTTTGTATTGATATCTTCTAATGTTGCATTAGAAATACCATCCAGTGAAGGTGTTGTACTAGAAGATGAAGAAGAACCGGTTTTTCTTGTTGCAGAATAACCTTTGCCAAATATTTTAGTGCCAACAATAGAACCTAATCCTCCACCACTAAAGAGTGCATTTCGAATATCTAATTTCTCTTTTGTTCTCTTACCAAAAGCGGAAACGGCACCCCCTACGATACCTCTCGTTTTATATTCTTGTTCTAATATTTGTGCAAGTCTACTATTAGCCATTTGTTAATACTTTCTGGTTTTCATTTTTTCTTTTTCTTCTTCAAGGTGTTTCATCAACAAACCAACATAAACTTCTCTTTCCCAAGGTAACATATTTTCAAGTTCTGTCAAACTATATTTGTGGTGTTGCATCATTGCAAAATTAGTTTGATAGAAGTTACCTAAATTATCATAACCAAAATTTAGACGAAAAAACTTTCCAATCCCTCCACGGTAATTTTTTCTTCATACCCACATTTATTACATTTGAAATCTAAATCTTTCGAAATCTTTGGCATATTGTCAAAGAATTCTTTAATTTTAGCCAAATCTTTTGATTGCATACTTTCAATAAAGTCAATCAATTCTTCTTCTGGTGTATCTTTCGCATAATAAAGTTGGTCATCATCATAAACATAATCAACACAATCCGCTGTCAATTTCATAATGATATCACTTTCATTTTGACCATCATATTTCTTTATGGTGTCAAAAGTAGGATACTTCATCACAATACCAACTTTATCGGTAATTTGAATCTTATTATCTTGTTTCTTATCACTCTTTGGTTTGATATCTAAAATGTTTACATCAATTTGAACAGTATGACCACACTTATGTGTGCCCTCATCATTTTCATTTTTGATTTCATTATTACATTTGTAATTCAAATTAACAACTTCACTTACCGACCTTGCACGAATATTCAAAAACAAATATTCAATGTCGAACACCGGCAATTTATCAACATCAACTTCCGAAATAATACAATTATTCAGAACTTGTTTTGTTGTATCAACAACTGTTTTTAAATCACTACTTTCGTTAGCCATCAAAAACAATTTTTCTTCTTTGACCGTAAAAGGTCTAAACTTAATTTCTTTACCAGTTGATAATAAATTAATACTAAAAACAGGCACATCAATTTTTGGTAACATATTGTATCTCCACTAAATTAAAATATTTTATTCAAAACATTCCCTATACTATTA